GGTTTTATTATTTAACTAAAAAAATATATAAATACAAATTTTAGTATTTATATATTGATGAGTGTAAAAGATTTTTTAACGAAAGAAAATATTGACATGCTTTGGGAGATTATTATAGATGAAAATATATTTAAATTAATATCAAAGGATAATCAATTAAAAGTTTTTAATATTTTTATAGAAAATGTAAGAGGTTTTTTTGAAGAAGATAAAAAAGTATCAGTAAATTTAATTGATATGAATAAAAAATATATATTATTAATTTTAAATTATATAAAAAAAAATTATTCAAACCAACTTCCAAGTAAAATTAAGATATATGAAGAACCTTTAGAGAAAGAGTTAATAACATATGAAGAAATTAAAAATGATAAAAAAAGTCAATTTGAAAAAGATTTAATAAAACGTCAAGAAGAATTTACCAAAGCCATGTCTTTAGTCGTGCCAGAAATTCCAGAATTTGCAGATAATGTTAAAGAAAGTCCAATAAATGAAATGGACAAAATAATTAAAGAAATGACTGCAAAAAGAAATTATGATGTTGAACAAATAAATCGTTTACAACAAAATGGTGAGAATGCTGATGAATGGTTAAAACCCCAAGAAACATCTGTTAAAAATGAAAAACTTATTAAACAACCCAATATAGAAAAAAATGTAACATGGGGTAAAAATGAAGAAATATATTTAACAGAAGAAAAACCATCATTTGAAAATAATATTTTTAACAAATTAAAAAAAGTAAAATTAAATAATGAAAATATAACTTTAACTATTAATCCAGACAAAACGATTGAAGAACGTATCATGAATATTGAAGAAGAATTTGAAATATACAAAATAAAAATAGATAAAATATTAAGTTTAATTGAAAATAGAGAGAATAAAAAATGAATTAAATTTATTGTATATTATTATAATTATATACAATAAATAAAATATGAGTTACATTTGTTATTTTATTTTAATGTTTGCTTTATTTCAAGAGATGAGATCTATTAATCTTTCAATGAATTTTAATTCTTTGGAAAAAATAGGAATAAGATTAATTATTTTTACACCTTTTAACATTTCAAACGCCGATTATTTATAAGTTTTTATAAATAATTATTGCATATTTTCTTTACTTTTCTTGTTTTATTTTTGGTATTTCACCTATTACTTTCTGTATATTCTCTTTCAAATTCATGAAATTTTCTAACTTCGTAATGAAAATGTTTATAAATAAAATTGATTTAATTTTTTATTTAATAATAAAGTATAAACAAATAATTAAAGAATGAAAGGTGTAAAAAGCCTCGACTATAATAATTCTATAGAGAGCGTTGGCATAGGTTTTGACCACAGCAAGACTTTGGAAAGTGTCGGAGTAAATATTTCTAACAGTATGATTGCTGGATGTTCACTTCTTACAATTGGAATTATATTTTCTTCATTCTTGAGTGGAGTTAACAATTTGCACGTTGGACATACTAGCCAAAAATACGGCAAAGAATTGAAGCAAGTAGATAAATCCACTGATTTGACTAATTCTATTAAAGAAGAAAATAAATTTATTTCACATTACCGTGGAGTTTACTATATCACTTTTGGACTTGGAATAGGAATTGTTTCTATTGCATTCTTTCGGGCACGAATTAACAAATAAAACATTGATTTTCAAGCATCGTCTTTCACCTGTGGAAACAAAAAGACAGGTAAGTAGGACAATCAGCATTAAGAAACAAAAAGATAAGCACGCCGGTTGATTTTACATTTTTAAATTATTTTTTATGCAGAGAAAATCGGCGTTTGAAATGTTAAAAGGTGTAAAAAGAAAGAGTATCCAAAATTAATACATTCTGTTAAAAATAAATATCATAAAATGTATGATAAATTTATTGTTGCTGTTAGTGAAAATATGATTAATTATGAAAATTTGCCTTATGAAGAAAAAGAAATAATTGATTTTATTATTTCAAATATACTTTAATTAAAGTACTAATTGTTTAAAAACATCTTGACCTTTTTCGTTCTTTTCTAATGTTCCTATTTGTACTGGAATAATAGAAGAATCCTTTATTGCATCTTCATAGCTTGATTTATCATAAATATTTAATAGTTTATTATTTATTCTTCTGTATACATACTTTACACCATTAAGTGTAATTGGTTTACCAACCCATTCAATCGCTTCTTTATTAATTTGAGCAGTTGTATCATTTTGCTGATCTGCGTAATCAGGTACATAAGAAAATTTGTCGTTTGTAGGATCCCCAAAATTCACACATTTTCCATTAGAATAAATATAACAATCGAAAGCGGATTCTTTAATAGCATCTGTGAGTTGTGCATTTAGGCCAGCTTTTATCTCAGAAATTTCATACAAATATTGATCACTCGTTTGAGGTAATCTAGGTATTGCTTTACTTAAATCTTTTCTTTTTAACTCAATTGCTTCATCTGACTTTAATTGTTCTTCTGTAAATACCATTAAATATACAAATACTTCAACACTTTGTAAAGCAGGAGGTAAATCTTTATGACTACAAATACGTCTAGCGCGTCCAATAACTTGTTCTAAGCGAACAGGATGCCAATAAGGTTCCATAATATGAACATAACGTGTATTTCTTAAATTGATACCTTCTGACCCAGAAGATGTAATCATAAATACTTTCATTACTTCGCCCATATTATTGTTATTATATTTCGATTTTAATTCAGCACTAATACTTTCTGGAATTTGATCCCATTCTCCATTATAAATTTGTCTTATAATTTCTCTCTCTTCACTACTTTCAGTTCCTGTGTATAAACCATAAGTAGGTTTTCCTTGATCAGATTCAGGTATATCAATTGCCCATAATCCTAATGAATTTTTTTTAATATTAAATCGAGCAAATCCATTTTTTTCTAATGTCAAACAAAATAGACTGATTCCTTCTAGTGTTCTAAATTGACTATATACAAGATGTAATCCTTGATATTCAGGGTCTTGAATATTTTCAAGCATATGTAAAAATTTAGGGCTGTATGTTTGCAAAGCTTCTACGCTTAAAAACTCATTTGAGTGTTCTTTGACATTTCTAATTGCATTTTGTAATTGTTCTTTGTATGTATCACCTCCTAACTTATCAAGAATTTCATCACCTTCAATTTCACCTTCGCGGTTATCTTCTAAATCTTGTTTTAATTCTTCACGATTTCCTTGTTTAATTATTTGTGTCATATCAGTGTCTGGCTCTTTTTCATCTTCTTTTTCTGTAACAGGTTTTCTTTTTTTTGCTGGTATAGGTCTTTCAGGTAATACAAAATTACAAAATAATCTACTGAATATACGATAGGTAGATGTTTTTTCTTGAAATAATTCAGCATTCGTATTTTTAGGTTTTTTCCCCTCTAGTTTTCTCTCTTCTTTACGAGCAGATTCATAAATTTTGAATTGAGTATCACTCATTGGTACTCTAATAACATGATAATCAACACCAATTGTTTTGTTATATTTAGGTAATAAACTTTCTTGAGCACTTTTGAAGTAAGAAGATAAACCAAGAATGCGACGTTTCAAAGCATCCACATTTTTTAATTTTTTATCTGTGTCCCCAATATAACGTGTCATAAAAGTATCTAAATCATCAGGCAATGCTTTTTTATTAATAACTTGAATTCCTTGTGTAACAACTTCAATATCATTTTTCTTTAAAATATTAATAATTTTTCTCTCAAAATCGTCATCATTAGAAAAATCTTCATCAAATTCCAAAACTCCTGTATCAGTTTTTTTTTGATTTGCAACACCTTGATAACCAGTATCTTTTTTAATTTTATTTTTGAATCCAAATGGGTTTCTAGTAATAGTTAATATTTTACTAGAAGGAGAATAATCTAAATAATCCATGGTTTTCTCTCCTAATAACATTCTTTGGAGAGAATCTTTATCTACTTTGCCAGTAGTTTTAACATTTAAAGGTATGCGCCATGTTTTAATATAACCTCTTAAAATATTAAACAATATTGCAAATTCATTTGGATAATTAATAACGGGAGTTCCAGATAATAATATTATACGTGCATTTTTAGCTCTTAACAGCATATAATATATTTTAGTAGCTAAATTAATAGGTGTATGATCACCAAAAATACTTTCATCCGGTTCTTTTTCTTCTTCTTGTTCTTCATTTGTTGCTTCATTTTTTTTATTTTTTTGTTTTTTTCTGGTTTCTTCATCAGAAATAGGTTTTTCTTTTTTTAATTTATTAACAATTCTACTGATTAAATTATGTGCTTCATCAATAATAACTACAGAATTGTCAAAGATATTTTTAGTAAAATTAGACGTCATTTCAGCTAAACGTTGTGCACGTAATCCATTATAACTAATAAATTTATACTTTTGTTGAATCATTACATTTAATTGATCATCTAATTTTTTTGCATCTTCAGGAATTTTCTTTAATTCTTCATAATTAGATGGTTTTGTAATATTAATAAAAAAAGCTCCTTTGTTTTTGCGAATATATTCTTGTGGTAAATTTAAAATAGCGGACATTGTTTTTAATGCTTCTGGATATTCATCGAGAGAAATCCATTCCCAATATTGATTTTGTTTATAAAGTAAATCTCCTGCATTTTTTAACTCAGCTAAATAATTGGGTTGTAAAGAAGCAGGTGTCATAATAATAACTTGTTTAGAATCTTTCATACCTTCTGCGATGCCAATAGAACTGGCGGTCTTGCCAGCACCCAAACCATGGTATAATAGCAATCCACGATAAGGTGTATAAAGATTCATATAGTCACGAACAATTTTTTGATGAGTTAATAGAGAGAAATTTTCTGTTTTTTTGCCGATAGTATCACATGTTATGTTGTCTTTATTTTCTAATAATTCTTGTTTATATGGATCAAAAAGTGAATTAATAAAGTTAACAAAGATTTCTCTGTCATTCATATAATAACTAGAAACTTTGATAATAACGGGTGGCTGTTTTTTAGGTAATCGTTTTCTTAAATCAGTATCTCCTAATTCAATAATTGTTTCAGGACCTAATACAGCAATACCTTTTTCAATTTTAGTTGAAATTCTTGGTTTTTTTTTAGGTAGTTTAATAGGAATAACTTCTTGTTCTTGTTCAAAAACAACTTTTTTTTTAGGTTTCAAAATAAATTCTTCCCCATCTGAGTCATTTTTATCTTCTTCAACAATTTCTTCAATCATTTCTTCCTCTTCTGGTTGAATAATAATGCGTTTTTTGGAAATTATTTTTTTAGGTTTAATTTCTTCTTCAACAAAAGTTGCAGGTAAAAACTCGGTTGTCGCAGCAGCAGTAATAGTAGGTTTTATTGTGACTTTAAGTTTTTTATTTTCTTCTAATCTTTTTTTAAATGTTTCTTTATCAAAATTCGTTTCTCTCTTAAATTCAATTGTAGGTTTTACATTTTGTTTTTTTTCATCACTTTGTTCTTGGTCTTGGTCTAGTTCTTGGTCTAGTTCTTGGTCTTGGTCTTGTTCTTGGCCTAGTTCTTGGTCTTGGTTTTCATCGATGTCTTCTTCTTTTTTATTAGTTTTAAGTTTTTTAGTTTTTTGTGGTTCTTTAAAAACAACTGCAACACGTTCACTTTCTTCAATTACTGGTTTTTTCATTAATTTTTCTTTTAGTGCGGCTAAAGGATTCATTACTTATATAATTTAAATATATAAATTTTAATTTTTTACTTTGTCAAAATATTAAATAGTTTCATCTACTATTCCTATGACTTTTAAAGCTTCATTACACGCAATTTGTTCAGCCTTGCGTTTAATTTTATGTTGACCTTCACCTAAAAATATGAATGCCTTACCATTTTCATTAACAAAATCTTGAATACTTTTAAAGTCGCCGTGTACAGACATTTTGACTGCATCACTTGGCGCAACATTATAAATTTGTTGTCCTAAACACAAATATACACCCATTTTATATCCTAATTCTAAGTCATGTTCTATTTCTAAATAATGTGGTGTTACTTTAAATGCTTTTTGTATTTTCACTTGTAAAATATTTTTGTAATTATCATCATTTTGAATAAGGGCAACCCAATCAATATGTTTTTCAAAGACATTTTCAATGAATTTTTGCGCCATTTGAAATCCAGGTCCTGTTACAAACATAGTTTGAAACCAATTTTCTTCATCTTTTACAATAACTTTGTTAAAATCTAGAAACAATGCTCCGATAAAGGATTCAAATAGACATCCTAATTTCTTTAAATTGGTTCTTATTTTCTTTTCTTCTGCATGTTTAGAGAGAATAAGCCATTTATGAAGACCCATTTCTAGTGCTATTTTGCCAATAGCCTCATTTTTTACAATAGCAATTTTTTTTTCAGTCATAAATCCTTCATCTGCTTTAGGAAAACGTCTATAAAGCAAATATTTAGTTATGCATTCTAGCACACCATCACCTAAGAATTCCAAACGTTCATTCGATTTGCTACTAAGTGGCATACAATCTGGCGGTTTTTCCACAATGGTAATGTTTTGCTGAATATTTTCAAAACCTGGGCGCTTGGTATAAGATCGATGAACAAATGCACGCTCATAAAGAGCCATATTATCTACTTGAGAAGGTATTCCGTATTTAGAAAGAATACATTGA